GGCAAGGCTTTGCTCCTTGGCGTACGCATTTGCGTACTTGTTGTGGAGGTAGGATGTGACAGTGGTAACGAGCTTGTTCTGCACCTGCTTCGGTAGGGTGTTGAAAGGATTCTTATAGTTGGGGTTCTCCCACTTCTCGTAGCTGCGGTTTAGGTAGACACCCTTGTTCGCCTCGAGGACGGGCTTGAGATCTTCGGAGATTGCGCCAGATCGGAGCAGGTCTTGCGTCAGGCTGTCGATCAGGTTGCGGGCATTGCCAACGGCAGAGGCAACATCGGTTGGGAGTTTAGCCCTAGCTAGGGGATTCTGTAGACCCTCGTTGATTCTAGCGATCTCCACCTCTGGCAACTGATCGAGTGACTTGCCGTAGGAACGCTTCACCGCTGCTTCGATATCTGACACTGCGTTCTGTGCCCGAAGCATCTTCTCGTTGACGTTGAATCCACGCTGCTCGGTCATGCGGAAGATGTCGTATGGCAACGCACCGCCAGTGCGGAGCTGTTGACGGCCAAAGGAGATGACGGGTTCTAGGATCTGTCTGGCTTGCTCACCCCGTGTAGAGAACAAGAAGTCACCCCTGTTGCCCTCAACTGCGCCCTTAACGAATGCAGTGTTGCCAATAAGAATAGCCTCGTCAGCTGAGACAACTGGGTTCCCGTTCTCCTTGTTATAAAAATAGCTGTGACGTTGTGGGTCAAATCCAACCTGCTGATAGTTTTCAAGTAGCCCAGCTGGCGCATTTGCCATCGGAATGTACTTACCCTCGACGGTTGCAAGTGGAGTCTTCGAGTATCCTTGGGCTATTGAAAGAGTTACCTTCTCTGACGCATTAAAGAATCTCGCATCTTTTACTGCAGCGATCCTGTCGTATCCAATGACCTTACCAACCCTGCTCTTGCCTTCTGCTTGGTTGTGAACGGTCACAACATAGTTGCCTGTCCTGTTATAAGACGGGATATCAATGCGAAGTCCGACAGGAGTTCCCTCCTCAAGAGTTCTCGCAACTCCGTACATCCCCTGCTTGCCAGCGTCGAGAGATGACCTTGCCTCATCATCCGTGAGGATCGGGATGGATGTTACTGGACGGGCTGGCTTCTGTTCCTCGGAGATCCTGTTCAGTTCTTCTCTGGATATCCTGCCCTCAAAGAAGTCGTTAGCTGCCTGCTGTATTACCTCGTTACGAGGCTGTGCCCCACGAGTGGAGGCTCTTACTTCTTCGGGTAAAACTTGCTGCGGGTCTCGTCCATCACGGAGAGCGTTTGATCGACTGAGGGCAGTCTGCCTTCTTTCTTCAGCCGCTCGAAGGTCTTGTACAATTTCTCTGCGCTGAAGACCTCTGTCTTTGAGGAGCTTGTCTGTTCCGTTGGAGTGTTTGTAGTATTCAATTTTCGCTCCAAGTTCCTTCCAAAGTCCGATTTCATATACCCAAGATACTGCCTGTAATTCCGCAACACTCAAGCCAAGTTTATTTGCTGCAAATCTTACAGCCTGCTCTTGAATATCGTACTCTGCGTCAGTTGGTGCCTGTATAATCTCACCATTTTTGTCGAATACTGTCCCCATCATTCTGTTCCACATTCTGCTAAAGTGAAGATCTACAGTAAGAACATCATAGATGCCGTTCATGTTTAAGTGATAAGATCCACCCTTTCGACCAAGTATGTATGATCCGTACTTGATATCACTTTGCTTGCCCTTCACGTTTTCGTTGTATTCTCGAAGCTCTTTAACTGTGTGCTTAGAAAGCAGCCAATCAGCAGCCCCCTTCTCCCCCTTGTCGGCAACAAGTTTATTAATGCGCTCCATATAAATCTCAACAATCTTGCCACGAACAGTCCACCCCTTCCCGTTCTTCTGCCTTGGCATAACTGGGAACTGTTGTTTCGAGGCTTCCCATATTCGCATGGTACTTAAAGTTTCTTGCTTCGGGTTTTGGCTAAATGAATTTGCAACCATCATTGCCTTAATTAGAACCATCCGCTCTTTTCTGTTGCCTATAGACTCTGGGTATAGCTGGTTCAGATCAGACTCCATTTGCTCGATATCTGCCGAATACCAAGTCATCCCCGCATCTTCCTGCTGAAGCTGATACGAAGTTTCAGGCCAAATGTTTACAAGGAACTGAGCCATTCTAACATCGGCTGGAGTGTCCTTGGTTAGTGGCTCTTGGATTCGCTCAATACTTCTTTGCTGAAGGAAGGTGGCTACTTCTTTTACTGAAGGCTTCTCAATCCTTACACCATCACGCCTTAACGGCACCGACTCGACGGAGACTGCGCCCCGTGTCGAGGCTACTACTTCTGGCGACCCTGCTTCTTGAAGGCTTCTGCCTTGAGACTGGATTCGTCTCGCTTGGACAGCTGGGTTGACGGCTCGTCTAACGGACTCGACCGCTGTCCGAAGACTCCCTTTTCGTCCAGCGAGGTAATCAACTTTTCCACCCAGCTCTTGTAGTCTTCCCCTGTCTGAGGGCGTGTAAAGGCCACTGGCTCGTAGGTCTCTGACTGCTGGGGCTGTGTCGATTGTTTGCCCAGCGGAGATGTCGAAGATTGCATCTTGTTTGCCATTTTCAGCAACATAAAGCGCATCGGTCTTATTGTCGAGAACGAAAGAAATATCATAAACAAACTGACGCTGATCTACGGGTAGTGGCTCGTTGTTTTCTGTGGTCTTCATCCATCCACCAAAGTACGCACCCGCCCCATCAACATTCGCCAACCTCTGGCCAATACCGAAAGCCCTGAAGATATCGTCGTTGCTGAGAAGGTAGGATCTGAAAGCCTTGATGCCCTCTTCCCTGCTCATGTTTACGGGCATAATACCCTCTGTGTTCTTGGACGGTGCTACAATGTAACCAGTCGTTGGAACCCTGAATGATACAGGGTCAACAGTAAATCCATCTGGGTTGTTCCTTGTGTAATCAAACAGCTGCTCGTACTTGGCTAGGCCACGGATCGAAGTCTGTGGCTCCTCGTTAATGCCAGCACGGCCAGCCCGAACAGCCTGCTCTACCCTTGTCCGTAATCCCTTAAACCTGTCACCTTGGTCTAGGAATGATCTGAACTCTAGGTTCAGCCTTTCCCCGTGACCCGTGTATCGAAGGAACCTGTCGAGCAGGTTTCTGAAGGCACGACCAGCCTTGTCCATTACACTGTTCTGCTCGCTGAGTCCCTTAGCCCACTGGTCGTTTGTCCAAGCCAGACGCTCGGAGAAGAACTCCTGTACTGACTCCATGACACGAGGACTCACCTCGGCCTTCAGTCCACCAAACTCATCAAACAAAGCACCAGTCCTAGACTCAGTCTCGGCCTTCCATAGACCCCTGATCTGAGCCTGCAAACCAGCTGGGAGTGTGTCCCAGAAAGCATGGCCAAGCTCGTGGATCATTTCCCTGCGAGCCATAGGCATCGTGGCCAGCTTGTCCGACAAGAAGATCATGGCCTTCCTGCCGTCCGAAGCCCGCTTGTAGTAGGCAACAGCACCCTTTGGAACCTGACCCGATTCAATTAAGGGAGTGATGTCACCCACCTCAAAAGTGATGGCATTGCGTAGGGCTGGAGATGAGATGCTGTTCCACAGGTTCTGGAAACCTTGGACAAGCGAGAGCTTCTGAGATGCGCTTGGTGGCGTGTTGCGCTCGGAAGCTAGGATGTATCCCTCTGGTCTTGCCGTTAGTCCACGAAGCTCAGTCTCCCGCATCCCGATCATACGATTAAGTCGGGCGACCCTCTGCGAGGTCTCCTGCTTATTCTCGATCTTGTTACCCTCTGAGTCGTACCTGATAACTTCTCTAGCCGTGTTAGGATCGTACTCGGTTGTGCCAGCGTTAGGGTTTTCGCCGACAAGGATCTGCCTTGCGAGTACACCCTCACGGATCTTGTAAAGCCGTTCGATCTCATTGCTAAGAACAACCTGACGAGCCACGCCACGATCATCTCGTGACACGGATTCTGGGATGATCTGATTGTCTGGGAGAAGTGTTTGATCTGTAACCCTGCCAAGCTGCATCTCACGCTGGGCTTCTGCGATCAACCTGCGATCCATCTCCTGCTCTGTCTCTAGGCCAAACTCTTTTGCGATACTGCTGGTTGGAGAGATGATGCGACCCGTGAACTGGGATCGTGTCGCAGTCCTCGGATCTGCTGGGCTAGTGATTGGGTTTAGAAGGGGGCTGTCATCGGTTACGTCACGAACCCTGACTGGCTCACCCGTCCTGAACTCTGCCTCCCACAAAAGACCTTGAGGGGTATGGAAAGTAAATGTCTCTGTATTGTTGCCATCCTCATCCTGACTAACGCTACGACCAAGGGGTACGCTATTGATCGCAGGGTTCTGGCCAATGTCTGGCACTTCTCCAGCAAGCCGATCCCCGAACACAGTCTTGGGGGTTGAGGTTGTCTCAGTTTCCCCAGTCTCAATATCAATCCTCTGCTGTGTGGTTGTGTTAGCGTTTCTTGCTGCCTCAGTAATCTGTGTCAGTCGTTCTGGAGTTAGTGATGCAGCTAGGTCTGCTTTACTCTTAAGCTCGTCAGATAGTTTCTCAGCATAGAAAGCCTCGTTATCACGGGTGATTGCATTCACACCGCCACCGATCAGTCCTCCAGTTACGAGTCCTACCGCACCAGACTGCAGTGCCCCATCCATGATTCCCCTGTTCGGATCGTACCCAGCAAACTTAGAGGCAACGAAGTTGTTGGCCATCTGGGAACCAGTCTCCTGCAAGAACTCTTCGGTAGCCCCCTCGACCACACCACGAAGAATGGATCTCTTGGCAATTCCAGCCGTCAATCTTCCAGCAAGACCACCAAGGGGTATTGCCTCCGTAAGTCCGATAGCACCGCCAGCTAGAGCTGATGCCCTCGAAGTAAACTCGTTTGCCCCAGCCTGCCTTGCCTCCTCGTAGGTAGACCCAGCGTTTGTTGCAGCTCCAAGCACAGCTGCTGTACCAAGTCCGACAGCACCAACGGCTGCTTCAGGCGCAGCTGCTGCTGCAGCTGCAGCTACACCAAAGAACCCCAGCGCACTTCCAAGACCTTGGGGCAGTAGGGTATTAATGAAGTCATTGCGTAGGCGAGGATCTTCGATGCCAGTTGTCTGCTTAACACTCTCGTCGATATCCTGTGCGATCTTATAGATATCACGCTCAGTGACTGGAGTGTTGTCATCGTAGTTTCCGAGAGACTCTCCAATGGCTTGCTGGGCTAGGGCAGCTGCCTTGAAGGCTGATGTGAAAGTTCCAGATGCGCCCTTGTAGATATTGCCAAGGAATGCAGATCCACGCTCAACCGCACCGAGGTCACCCAGCGCATCCTGCGATGCAATCTTTACAAACTCATCAGAAGCCTGACCAACTTCCTTTTCATCTCTAGGCTCAACCTGCGTGTAATACTCCTGAACGTACTGGGAGTACTTGTTGATCGTATCTACTTTACCCTCGGTGGGTAATTCTTCGTACCCTACTTGGGCTTTTATGTCATCCCAAGGTGTGATCGCCATGATCAGTTACCAGACTTCAGCTTCTTTTCTTCCTCGATAATGTCTGCTGCAATTCTACGCATGGCTGCAGTGTTCACATTTCCTTTTGCGTTCTTTTGCCCTTTGACTGATTCAAATTCTTTTTTGAGTGCCTCGATTTTCATCCTACTGGCGTTCGCACTTTCAGACGCAATATCTTCTTTGCTACGAACTCGGCGACCAGTGCCACCTCTTGCTGCTGGGTTTTCCGCTGGCTCAGCAACTCCACTTTCCTGCATCATAGATTCAACCTGATCGCTGGTTGACGAAGGCTTGCTTCTCTCGACTGGTACTGGACTAATATCTGCGCCAGTTGGGGCTGCTTGTCTTGGTGCAGTTGCCCTACTTCCAAAGATGCCACCAAGAATGCTTGAGTTCTTCTCAGCTGCGATCTCTGGTGCGTTGCCCTTAAACATGGACTTGTAAGCCTCAAGATCTGCAGCGGAATCAAATACTGCCTTAACAGTTGATCCGTCTGCATCTGTCGTGTTGTACTCAAACTTCCCACCACCAAGAGACTTGGTCATCATCTTCATGGCATAGTCACTGTTCTGCAGTCGTGCCTGTAGCCTTTGCTTTGCAGTGTTATCTTCATCTGTTCCGTAGCCACGCTCCTGCATCATCTTGTCCAGCTTCGACATTTCACCCATAAGGTTAATCTGTTCATCTGAGTGTGCGTTAAGTGCTGCCGTGATTGCCGTGAAAGACCTAGCACCCTTTGAGACTGGATCGTTGTCACTGAAAGCACCACCGCCACTAGACCTAGCTGACTGCATTCTTTCTTGAGCTGCAATCCTTTGAGCCTGCATCTCTTTCTCTGCGTCCAGCTTCCTCTGCGATGTAATCGCATCCAGACCAGAGTTCATCATGTACGCCCCAGCCTGTGCTACTCCTCCGTAATAATCTGGCATATTAAGCTCCGTATCCGCAGATAGCCTTAGCCCTGCGAACTTGTTTTACCTTCGTATCCATCCAGCGTTTGATCCATCCCTTGAGGGTTGTTTTACCGCTGATAAAGTTGGCAATCCGTTCACCGTGCTTGATGTATCCGTTCAGCATCCACTTTGGTGCCATGTTCAACATCCACTCTCTAAACACCATCCACTCAGGATTGTCTTCACCGTAAACCTCACGAGCTACCCAGCAGACAAGTCCAGCGATTCCCATGCCCAAACCAGCAACGCCCTGAGCTGCCCCAAGAATCTGAGCACCCATCGGCTGATAGGTGGAAGCCTGATAGGCAAGCTGGGCATTATAGCCAGACATCTGCGTCGAATAGTTCTGTGCGTTGACACCCTGACCCTGAATGTATTGCTGACCACCCAAGAAAGCTGCGTTCTGCATGGGTTGCATTGTGTTAGGCGAGAAGCCAGAGGCACCAGTCGAAGGGCTACCAATCTGTCCGTTGGCAATCGGGGCAAGACCTAGATAGCTCTGCGTATTTGCGATCCGTTGCTGTTGGAGTTGCTGACCCACGTTAAACTTAGCGAGAACTTCGGCAGCACTGGCTGCGTTACCATACATGTTTCCACGAGCTGCCTGAGAAGAACGGATATCCTGTTCTGCTGTACGAGCCTGATCGGCTGAGAGGCTAGATCCCAAAGCAAGTTCACTAGAGATCTTTTCACCGAGCTGTTGGTTGGCCTTAAACCGCTCGGGGTCTGCCATCTCCAAGATTCTGCGTTGTTCTGCTACGGCATCGGTGCCGTATTTCTTTGAAAGTGTGATTGCGTTTTCGACCTGTGCGTCCGAGGTCTTACGCATGATATCGATATCAGTCGGTACGCTTGCTTCCTTCCCCTGACGATATGCTTCTAGGGTAAGCGGATACCCCATCGTTGCGTAGTATTCCATTGCCTCCTTGTTGGCTGCACCAGTGTCGGCTGGAGATACAGACGGAGGGGGTGGCGGTGCAGGAGGAGGTGAAGGAGGTGAACCCATATTAGTTTGTTATCTATATCTGTTTAGAAGCTGAAAGCAGACGGGTCAAGCCTTTATAAGAGAGTCTGGACAGGACTGAAAATGGGTACTCTTTTATAACCCCACCAAGGTGATTCCTTCTTGCAGCGAACTTTGGCCTATCACCCCATACGGTAAGAAGGAGGTCTATGAGTCTAGCTAGGTTCTCTGCCTTCGGGGCTATGACCAGCTCGATCCAGCATATGTCGCAGTAGGGGTCGCTGTAGTATGGGTCTTCTATAGCCCTCTGGACGGTGTCAACAAACCTGACCATAGCCATAGCCTCTATTCCGTCTTTACCTTTGATATAGCCAAGCAGCTTGTTTTCACGGTACCACCGCATCCAAGGCTTGAAATCGCCCCAACACATTGAGGGGCTGTAGTGTTCCTGAACGAACGACTGAATCGAGTCTAAGTCTTCCTCAAACCCCGAGGCCACGCTGATCCTCTGGAACCGAGTAATCTGTGACAGCTACTTTACGAAGGGGGTTGGTATCACGGTAGTACTGATTAACCATCTTGTACCACTCGTTGCGCTGGGCATCGCTGGAGGCAATCATCTCCTTGGACTTGGGAATGTAAACCTCTTGACGCTCCTTTTCGTAAGCCTCTCTACGCCTCTTTTGATCTACACGATCTTCAGCGTAGGGGTCTGGTGCTGGTGCTGGTTGTGATCCTCCTCCTCCCATATATATGCTTCTGTATGCCTAGCAGTTGGCAGATGTCAAGTGACTAGGTAGGGCTGTAGGTATGCGGATATGGACATGCCACGGACTGCCAGATAACCAGAGGCCGAGCTGACCCTAAATATGATTTCCCTGAAGTAGTCCAGATCGATCATAGTGTCACCATGAGTCTGGATTGGCGGGAAGCCGTCCATGTACTGCGGAAGGTTGAACGGAAGGTTAAGAGGTGAGCTTGCCGTTTGAGCAGTACTCAGTGTCTCCCAGTCCCCGTTGTCCATTAAGTATTCAATCGTGGCAACAGCATCTGAGTTGTAGAACTCGATCTCGCTCTTGTTACCCAACTTTCTCGAGCCAGCTTCGGCGAATGTCATTCCTCTTGTGGCAATGCTTGTCGGGATTCCGACCCCGCCAGCATTCGGCGTGGATGCGTCATCAGAATATGTAAGAGCAGTTGAAGAGCCAAAGTTATGTCCCCTTCTCCACATGTAAATCCTCCCGCTTCGATCTCCAATCACGAGGCCAGTAAACAGTGCAGTTGCAGCAACTGTATTCGGTAGTGTGATCCCGTTGGATGCCTGAACTCCAGAATACGGATAGAACCTGCCAGACCACTCACCAACCCAGCATTTGTTGGATGTATCAAAAGCAACTGTGATAGTACCACCCGCCACCGTCTTTGCGGAAAGGATCACCGTGTTCTCATGGAATACCATCGAGATCTCGCTTGGTTGGGTAATATCGATCTGCTTGATCTTGTCCTCGATTGGCAGCGATATCGGAAGGCTGACCGCTTGCTCCTGTCCCTGCAGTGTACGGCTCAGAAGCCGAACTCCGTCACGGGACATAAACATAACATCAGATCCAACCCTAAGCGTTGCCGACTGGCTCAGGGCACCGTTGGCGTTCTCAACTGTTTCGACTGAGAAACCACCCGCAGAAGTCTGGGTAATACCACTTACAACAAATACCCTGTTCTCCTTAAAGACTGCGATACGGTCACCAGTCCATTCGACGATTGCCGTGATGGGAGATGAATCTCCACCAATCCTTATCGCATTTAATATGGTGTCAAAGTTAGATGTCAGAAAATCACCAACATAAAGGGTATCTGGATTGCTTTCGGTTACGGCAAACAACCTGCCCCTTGTGCTGATTAACCTATTAATCCCAGCAGGGGCTGATACTGCGCCACTTGTTGGCACGGTGGTCACAGCAGAGCCATCCCAGTACTTCAGCTGACCAGCTGCTGAGCCATCCACAAAGTAGAGCTTATCTGCTACTGTAGCCGTATAGACTCTATTCCCAGATGTATATGTAGATGATGCTCCAGTCTGCCATCCAGTAGCCCAAGTTGACAGGTACTTAAGATTCCCACCAAAGAATGCAACCATCTGCGTTGTGCTTGTGTTTCGGTAGGAAGCCAGACCGCTAATATAGGAGTTAACCCCAGTGGAAGGAGTAAGAACAAGGCCAAGCCTAGTATGAACAAGCCCGTTCTCGTCTAACTCGACATTGACCAGACTGGTACACTGGTTCTCACCCAAGATTCTCGCCTGAGTGTTAGAGTCTTCCCCACCGCTAAACTGCCTCTGCCCGTCGAAGACCAGAGGCGTATCTAGGGCTTCGTCAAAAATAATAGGCATGGCTTATTGGAAGCTGATCGTGCTTCCCCCGTAGTCCCAGTCATCACGGCTCCACTCACCGTTAAACGCAGCTGAAACCTCGAAGCGGGACGCACCTTGTGAACGCTCGACGTTTCGGGCTAATGATAAAAGAGTAAGGGCTTCAGACTGTTTGGCCTGAGCCTTGGCGTAAGCCTGCTTGTATTCCAGCATGTCGGCCTCGACAAGGGTAAGTAGTGCTTGCTCTGCAGTATTGATCACGCACACATCGTCATCCTGCTCCATTGAGCGATAGGCAGACACGCCGTTGTTTGTTACACGGATCTTGGTCTTGCACAGAACTGAAAGGGTTCCGCTTTCAGATGGGGCACTCAAAAGCTGAAGCCTGATATTTCCAGCGTCAGACCTTGAAAGGATCACGAAGGATGTTGTGTTGCCAGACTCAGTGAAAGAGCTTGGTGCCATCATAAATGCCGAGCCGTAGTTGGCTGGGTCGATTGCGGTTGTGCCGATCTTGACTGCGACGGGGAGATCCATGTTCGTGTCGGAGATTGTGACAATAGAACTTCCCGAGCTGATGGCCTGAGTGGTCACAGCCATGCTGTTTGCCCAAAGCTGGCTATCCCAGATCATTTGGTAGCGATTCCTGCAAAATGTTTTAACAGCAGCCACCGCCCCAACTGATGTGTCGTGGGTCTTGATGCAGACTTGGTTGGCGATCTGGTCGAGCGTCATTTAATAGTTCCTATTTGTTTTTTCAATAGCTTCATATTTTATTTTCTTTCTAGTTTATTCGGCTTCCGCTTCCAGAAATTGTAGCAGTGTAGCCATTCGCCTGTATGGAACTACCACCTGCCCCAGCGGGGGCGTAGCTTGCGAAATTCAAATTACTGCTTGCACCTGAACCAGCAGTACCCAAAGCCCCACCCGCACCAGCGTTGGCATAATAAGCAGATCCAAATATAGAGCCAGAAAAGCCTGTACCAGCTGTTGCATTGTAAAGAAATCCATTAACTAGGCCAGCACCCGATCCACCCGTACCTGACTTGTCTTGATAACCAACAGACCCACCTCCACCCCCGCCACCAGCAATTACACCATTATTTACTATTGTAACATTATGACCCAGCGAAATCCCGCTACCTCCCCCCGTATTAGCACCACCNCCCGCCCCTGCAACATACACACCGTTTGCAATGCTTATAGTTATCTCAGATCCAGATGGCCATGAATCTGTAACAATAGATGGGGTTGACGCACTGGTACTGCCCATATTTGCGTTTATATTAAATAAGACCGAAACACTACTGCTCGGGTTTTCGCCAGTCTGGTTAACATAAAGGGTTTTTAGGTTTATGTTATTCTGTGACTGAACAACATTTACGGTAACTAGGTTAACGAAGTATTTGCTCCATGCTCCCGAGTTCCGAACCCAAATAGTCTTTATCTCAGACCAAACGCCACCGTTCCTTATGAAGGCTTTTTTTACTTTCGGCCAAGTTCCACCATTTCTAATGTATGTAGTCGGCATTGGTTAAATAACATATACGATGTCACCATCTACCCCGCCTGTGGGTGTGGTAGTTACTGATGTAACTGTTCTTGTCCCATTAGCGTTAGAACCAATAGTCCCAGCGGTGTGAGTGATAACTCCGTTTACATGAAACTTTGTTGATGGCGTATTCGTGCCGACACCCACATTGCCTGCTGCGCTAAAGAAAAGTGCCCCACCAGAGTTTAGTTTTGCTGGCTCGATTGTTGAGTTTGCTATTTTACCGTTCTCGATTGTTAGGTTTGCTATCTTACCGTTATCCACAGCAAGATCTTCTATTTTCGGTCGGGTTACCGCCCCATCATATATCTTTGCCGACCTAACAGCTGAGTCTACCAGCTGATCTGTATTAACAGATAAATTGCTTGGCACTGCATTTACTTGAATTACGCCCGTTACCCTTCCTTTTGCGTCAACAGTAATTTGCGGGATCGATGTCGAGGCACCATAAGTTCCAGCCACTACTGTGCTGTCCTCCAGTTTCGAGGCAATGACTGCGCCCTGCTGGATCTGGCTAGTGCCAATAGCATTTGAGTCTACTCCAGTCCAAGTTCCGCCAGAAACAACTAATACGCCTCCATTATTCGCAGCGGTTACTTGGGGTAAATTTCCAGCAAGCACAGCAATAGAATCTACATACGCCTTGGTCGTGGCATCACTTGCAGATACTGGAGTTGCAATACCAGTAACTCTGGTCGTACCCGCATCAAAGATTGCCGAGGCGTTCTTCTTTAGAAAGTTTGAGGCAGCAACCTTGCGGATTGCTGTTGCGCTGTCATCAGCGATTGGAAGCGTGTCGGTATTTGCAACAGGATCTGTAAGGGCTGTGAGGCTTGTGATGGCTGTCACGTTCATGCTCGCATCTTCCACAAGCTGATGGAGCTTCGTGTTTGTCAGCTCCTCAGTTGAGGTAAATGTCTTCCCTTTGGTAAAATTCGGCATCTCTTGGGTACTCTATTGGTAGCTTCTTAGCAGTCAAGAGCAGTTATTATAAACCTAAAAGAGACCAGCTGGGGCTTTCGCAATCAGCCCTCCGTACCTGCATGGTCTTCTTACTGCCAAGTTTCGCTATGGGCATAATCATCCAAGACCCAAACGGCTCAAGCCATATAGCCATATGATCAATGTCATTTTTTTTATATACAGCCTTCTTAGATGTCCTATGGCTTACGTTTACCCTGCACCTGCTTGTAGACCTAGATCCAACCCTGTTTAACACTGTCATCCAGCTACTTTTGACCTGAACCTTGTAGATTCTACCCCTTGAAACAACCAGCCAATCGTATGGCTGGGAGTCTCCAATAGGCTTACAGGGAACCCCGCCCCTCTTAAGAACCTCCAAGCAGAACATCTGTTCGGCCAGCTCGCCGAACTTCTTGCCCTCTTTCACCTAGCAGTTCCAAGCCCTCAGCGATTTATTGATTCGTGAATCTGGATCTTTGGCTGTCGAGCTAGATGTCAGCTTTTTCTTCATGCCAAGCATTCTGGCGCAAAAAGCCTTCCTTCTTTCTCTATCGCTGTCGGTCTTTGGATTGGGTGCTGGTGCCTTTAGATTGCCTCCCGTAGACCGATTGTAGCTACGCCTGCCAGCCTCGTTAAGTCCACCAGATGGATCTTTCCCCTCCTTGCGCTGCCAAGCTGGGCTTTTATACGACATTTACTGCCGTCCCCTTACGCATAACCGTCTTGGTGTCGTGGCTACCCCAAGCCTTTTCAAACACACGCCTTGGGGTCTTGATGAATCCACCCTTGGATTCGATAGCCTTGTACCCTGCCCTGATCTTGTTTGCGGTAATTGTGGGATCATAGGCAGTCCCGATAAAAGCAATGCTGGAAGGTACGGTAACCCTGTTGGGGAACTTGTCCCTGTCTTCCACTGGAAGAACTCTGATGGTCTTAGACCCGTCAGCCTCACGATACTCGTATGCTGGCATGCCATCTGTTTAGCAGTTATAGCTAATCCTGTAAATAGAAAACCCCCCATTGCTGGGGGGTTCTCTAGACTTGCGGGGACGTACCCCAAGTCACGACTCTAGTTAAAGAGTTACGAGCTGATCGTGCGAGTTCTGCTCTTAAGAACACGAGCCTTCTTGGCGTTCAAGATTTGAACAGCCCAATGCGCTTTCCATCCAGCATAGATATTCTGGTTGAGAATATCAGATTTATCGGGTTTATCCACGATAACAACGGAAGGAGCGTAAGGGGACTGGCCACCGTAGTTGACCGTACCAAAGGCACCATTCGTAAGAACATATGTCGAGACCGTGTGTCCAGATGAAGAATAAGTTCCTTCAGTGGATTCTTTCCAAGCATTCGTGTGCTGTTGTACATTCACACCATAGATTTGACCGAGCTGGCCTTTGACAATGTCAGAGACACCAGTTTTGGTATTGTATTGTGCGATGTTAACAACGGTAGAATCCTTGAGCAGATCACCAGCGACAGTCGGATCAACGATAGCGTTAAACTCTTCGTTTAAGCTGACATTCTTATCCAAGCGGATGAGCGTAGCTGCATCCAAAAGGTCGGAAGGGGTCAGGTAAACAGGGGTAGAGCCTGCACCAGCGGTTGCAAGTGTAGCGAAATCAGTCGCTGCACCAGCATAGATCTTGCTGACGGTATTGCCGTAGATGTCCTGAGTGCGGGCTGCTGCGATAGTATTTGCGATACCAGCAGCTGCGGTCACACCCTGAAGGGCATTACGAACAACGGTGTCCAAGTGGAGAGACGCATCAAGCGTCAAGGCACGGATACCTTCCTGCAGGGCTGAGAACAGCTGGCTGTAGTTAAGGATATCTGTGACCTTGAGTGCTTCACCGACTTGCGTAAGGGGAACATTGATCTTACGGAGTCCAACTTCACGATAAGATGAAATCGGGGTTCCTTCGGTCAGATTGCTCACATTAGTGCCATCGGCTGTGGTATTCCACTGGAACATGGTGATGCTGTTGTTCCCAGTGTTGGAGGGCAGGTCATACTTCGTTCCGTAATTGTTCAGAACGAGCGTTTCAGCAACGCCGTCCAGAAGTTTTTTGGAGAACAAAGCCTGAAACTGATCCCCCAACGAAGCTGGGTTACCTTGAGTCATCATAGCCATATTGTTTTACCTCAATAGAACTGATTAGAAGCCGTCAGCTTGCATCGCCAAGTTCCTGACATAAGACTCAGCTTCCGCTGTACTCATATCAGTAATCTTCTTGTCGCCCATAGGCGCAGAAGGATTGGAAGATCCAAGTGACATTCTTCCTTTCAGTTTTTGATTTTCGGCCTTTAACCGCTCGTTCTCTTTCACAACATCCGCAGCAGACTCCCCAGCGAGTTGCAGCTTTGCCAGCGCATTGGCAAGGACAAGACCGTCTGGATGACGGTTCAAGAAGTCCTTCACCATTGGATCTTGATGTCCCATATAGGACATAGTGGTCTGATATAGATCAGAAGACTTATCCGTTAGGTCTGGGTTCTCTTTTACAAGACTGTCCCAGTTCTGGCGTACACGACTCTCGAATTTAGCTTGCTGATCGGCTTGGATACGAGACCTGCGAAGGTCATCCTCCTCGATAGTATTTGCTTTTTTGCGAGCTTCGGCAGCTAGATCATCACGACCTTCGTCCTCCCAGTCCTTAGCGTACTGACGGAGTTCTTCTGGTGTGTAGGCTTCACGGGAATTACGAGGAGGAGCAGCTCTAAGTTGCTCAACCTCCTGTTCCAGTTTTGCCCGTTGCTCCGCAAACTCCTTCTGCTTTTGATTGAACTGCTCCCAGAGATTGCCGAGACGATCTCGGCTTTTCTGGCGTTCTTCACCAACATCAAGGCTTTTGATTTCCTTGGTGATTGGATCTTCGCTTGCAGAATCTGTTGCGGATGCTGTGCGACGAGTGGCTTTTTCAGCCGTTTCCTTCTGACCCGCAGACGGGAGTCCGTCTGTTTTACGGGGAGCTTGTGCTTCGACCTTGGGTTCGGAAAAGCCATCGACCTGTGCTGCTAGTTTTCCGAGTTCCTGTAACTCAGCATCAATACTCTTACCTGCCCCGCTCGTTTCACCCGATTGAGGTGTCGTTGCTGGTTCGGTTAATACTGCTTCATTGGACATAACGGAGTCCTTTCTTTCCCGAAGTTTAGGGGACTAAATGACCGAGATCTGCCATGTCCCCTTCGCTGGCAGGCTCGGAATCTTTACTTAGATCACTGGCACCTAGATAGTCTAGGTAACTGACCATCTCTCGACAGCCAATCGACTTACCAGCCTCAAACGGATTGCCACCAGCCATGCAGGCTCGGGCATCCCGAAGAGCGCAGTATCCAAGCAAAAGTATTTTCAGTCTTGCACCAGACCGAGAGTTTAGAAATTGAACAAGTGCGGTACGATCTTCATCGATCCACTTCGCTTGCGATGAATTAGAAAAAGAAAAGACACGCCAAGCTGCGGAAAAAGCCCTGATGAATTTGTATAGTGTCGCCACTTGTGGAAAGTGCTACAGCTCAACTGGCTACTGTCAACTGCTAAACAGTTATTATTTTTGGCGGGGTATCAGCCCTGCTTTTATCTTAGTTTTCTTTTGGGTCTTCTGTACGACTGGCTCCTGCTTTGGCTCGTTACGCTCTAGCCTTGCCAGATCTCTCCAGTCCTTGAAGTACCCGTCCTGCAGATGAGGACGTTCCCATGTAAGTGCCTGCAGGTTATAGAGTTTCCCGTTCTCAATCCCCATGCCGTACTTATGGATGTTTCCCCAGTCTGCCTCGTATCCGTCCTCTTTAACTTTTAATACGGGCACCCAGTCAATCGCCCTTCCGTAACAATGAAAGCTCTGGGGTACAGGCAAGCCCATCGCATTTGTGACGATGCGCCCAGCCTTTGTCCTACCCTGCTCGTATAGATCCTGCTGCTCCTGTGGTGTCCTGTGACCGCAGTAAACATACGGAATCACACCGCCCGCAATAACCGCATCCCTCCATGCAGCCACCCGAGCTGCGAAGGTAGGCTCTAATCCCTTGAGGATATCCTGATATATGGACTCTATCTTCGCACGGGTGATCATTTGTTTCGCTCGAGTTCGAGCTGGTATTGAAGCTCATTGATTGTTGAGAGTGCATCTCTTGCCCATCCTTTCACATCCTCCCCACCATTCATCACAGCCTTAAACCGATAGTCGGTTGTAAGGAAAGTTATTGTGTCTGGAGGGAGATATCTCGCACCTGTACTAGCGCACCCACCAAGGGATACCGCTAGTGCCAGTGAAAGTACGATTGATTCTATCCTGATTCTCATCCCTCTTTTTCTTGGATGCCGAATCTACTTGCTCCCTTGGTGTCGGCATTAGCCTCAAGACGAGGTCAATGACGGCTCCAATAAGACGAATCACTTGTCGTTGATATGAAGGCCGAGTGTTTTAAGGACGGCAACGATCTTGTCTAGAACGCCATCATCCGCAGGGGTTGGTGTCAGCTTAACAATAATGCGAGCCAGCACGATTACAGCCCCAACCACAGCCATGATATTTGCGAAGTTTTCGGTAATCCAGTTCATGTAGGTAATGTAAGACTGGTCGGGGGCGAGTCAACTACTATCGGATGCTTTGCAGATATCTGAGCGCAATAGCCATATGAATGACTGCCCCAGTTATGTCTGACTTGGCGTAACCGCTTTTCACTAGGATCGTCCGAATGCGTTCATAGGCAATGGCATGCTTGGTTCCACCGTAGTACTCGGTGTCATCCTGCTGCTCGATTTGCATGGATGCCAGCTTGCAAGCCTCGAGAAAGATATTTCTGTCGTGCTGTGGTAGGAAGAACCAGATTGCAGCTTTAACTAGCCAATTCATTTTTTCCACCAATCAGCTGTATCTTTTGCCATAGCTTTAATTACCTTCTGAGCTTCCTCCACACTTGTCGTTAGACACACAGAAGGCTTTCCGTCGATATACCCAAGAGAGATAAAGCCTTCGTCTAGGAGGTATTGGAGGGCTTGGATTGCTTGATCGTCGGTGCTCATTTTGCGTTCATTGCATCGTGAGCCGCTGACATATCAGAATACCTAGGAAGCTGTGAGTCGCTTTCAGTTGGCTTTGGCGAGCATGAGCCTAGTAAGATAGTGAGCAGGAAGAGTGGCATTATGTTTTTAGGGCAATTCGATACCTTGTGCCGTTGAGATAAATAATAAGGTCTTGATTGGCGATAGAACCACCAGAGCTAGTCACTAGATTTGTCATTTCATTCCCCGATCCAATATTAGCTCCTATCGAAAGGGAGCCATTAACTGCGGGAGAGATTGTGTTCGCACCAATCACAACGCAATTATTTCTAGATTGTGCATCAACATCGGACTGTGTTCCAAGTAGAGTGTTTCTACTTCCAGTAGTTATAGTAAATCCAGCATTTAGTCCTAGAGCAGAGTTTGAGTGTCCAGTAGTACAGTTATATAAAGAACCCTGCCCTAAACTACTATTATTATAACCAGTCGTGTTGCTATGTAATGCACTAATTCCCATAGCAACATTATTAACTCCCTCTGTATTGCTTTTGAGAGCATTCAGTCCAAAGGCTGTGTTGTTTTCTCCTGTGGTATTTGCCTCAAGTGCGCTTGAGCCTAAAGCCGTGTTGTTGCTTCCAGTCGTATTATTTCGCAGAGCATTTGTTCCAACTGCTGTGCTATTGCCACCAGTTGTACTTAAGTAAAGCGCACCTGCTCCCAAGGCCGTGTTGTTGCTTCCAGTTGTATTTTGTAAAAGAGAACCAGAGCCAACGGCGGTATTGGCATCTCCAGTACTGTTTTTTGATAGGGCACTTTGCCCAAAGGCTGTGCCATTGCTACCTGTTGTATTTAAAAAAAGTGAATTAAATCCAACGGCTGTATTGGATTGTCCAGTTGTGTTTGCACTAAGTACGCTACGACCAATGGCTACATTTGAACTCCCACTTGTGTTATTTTTTAGAGCTTCTGCTCCTATGGCGGTATTGTTGCTTCCCGTGTTATACATAAGAGTTTGTGTGCCTATGGCTGTGTTTGCACTTCCCGTTGTGCAGTTTTGTAGGGCGCTTGCTCCGATGGCCGTGTTAAAACTTGCACTTGTGTTTGATGCAAGGGCATCAGCTCCAACTGCTGTATTGCTGAACCCAGAAAGAGAGGCACTTGATAAAGCAGTTTCCCCAACTGCTATATTGTTTGTTCCAGTTCTTGCGTGTTGGTTGGGGCTTACCTCGGTGTATCCAGACCCATTCCATACATAAGTTTTTGCCGTATCTAAAGCGAGATAGAGTCTTTGAAGGTTTCCGCTTGCGGGAAAAGACGCTAGGTTGGCATAAGAAAGAAATATATCCAAAGCAGTCCTTTGGGCTTGGACACTACCCGCAGTCAGCAAAGCCCTTCCAGCGGTTGTAGAGTCTGATATGCTAGAAGCCGTGAATGTATTTTTAGTTAGTGGCATCTCTCGCTCCTTAGCTAACTTGCGTCACCCTAGCCGTTCCTGCCGTGGCGAATATGCCACCCACTAAACCAGTGTATCCAAATGGAACCTCGTAATAATCACCAGCAGAAAGCCTAACTGTATATAGGCTCGAAGTTGTCGTGGATGTCCCAAGGGTTACATATAATAATCCAGCACCCTCATTAAAAATGGCGAGCCCCTTCCTGTTTGCGTTGCTCGCTGAAATTGTGGCGTATGATGTGCTATCAAAAGTAGTTGGCGTTGCGCCAGTAGTTGATGTTTCTCTTACTGCGACACCATCAGCCATGTCGGCCTTTATGATTGCAGTATCAGCAGAAAGCGTAGTTAGCAAACCATTAGCCGTGTCGAGCTTACTCTCCACCTGATCGGTATTGAGATTAAGCGTATCGGCATCTACCGATATATTTTTGATTGCATCGAAAAACTCTTGATTGCTGGGCATGGTATTATCCTTTGTTAAAGAACTTGGTCTTGATTAACTCCCAAGATATGGAGACAGCCGTGCCGACAATGGCAGCTGCTAGGTAGAAATGTCCTTTAAGTTTCTCGAGTGCCGTCACCCGATTCACAAGATCCCCGTAGTTAGAGAGGCTCCGCTCAAGCATGGAACATAGGCTGACCTGACGCTCTTCCATTCTTGCGAGCCTTTCCCTGATATCCGACATGTCAACGTCTACGATATTCACTGCGGTAACATCTGCTGGAACTGAGCATTCTTGGTCTCAGTCTGCATGGCCTTCATAATCTGTGCGCCGATCTGCTTGGCGAGGTTCGGGTTGGTTTGGGAAAGGAACTGGATGTGTTGCTGTAAGTGCTGGGTGTAGGCAGCACCGCTATCCTGAGCCAGCTGCTGTCCACGCTGACCAGCCAACTGCAGTCGATCCATGTGGATCTGAACATGCACCTCGT